ACGGAAAAGAGATCGGCTTTGATGCTGCCCAGGCGATTGGCAAAATTACTGAGCTGAATGGAGAGGCCAAATCCCATCGTTTGGCTAAAGAATCTGCTGAAACAAATCTGGCGAAATTCTCCGGCATTACCGACCCGGCTAAAGCACTCGAAGCGCTGGAAATGATGACCAAAATCGACCAGAAAAAGCTGATCGACGCTGGCGCGGTTGACCAGGTAAGGGCTGATATCACCAAATCCTTCCAGGCCCAACTGGAAGAAGCCAACGGTAAAAGCCAGAAACTGGAAGGCCAGCTCTACGACGCCATGATTGGCGGCAATTTCTCCGGCTCGAAATTTATCGCCGACAAGATTGCCATTCCATCCGACATGCTTCAGGCGCGCTTCGGTCAGTCATTTAAGGTCGAAGAGGGTAAGGTTGTCGCCTATGACGGCTCAGGCAACAAAATCTACTCCCGTTCCAAACCTGGTGAAACCGCTGGTTTCGATGAGGCATTAGAGTTCCTCGTCGAAAATTACCCGCAGAAAGACCACATCCTTAAGGCCAGCGGCAATAGCGGCGGTGACTCTCGTACCACACAGCATCAGGCTGGTCAGAAAACCATGAAACGAACTGCTTTTGATCAGCTTTCCCCTGGCGACAAATCCCAGGCAATGAAAGACAAGATCACCATCGTTGAATAACCCGTTTTTGCCGCTTCCCGGATGGGTGGCGGCGCAGAGGCTGGAAGGCCAACCAAAACACAAACCCTAACCAGTTAAAAAGGAAATACCATGGCGAATACGCTGACCGGCCTCCTGCCCGATATGTATGAGGCTCTCGACGTTATCTCTCGCGAGATGACTGGCTTTATCCCTGCGGTAAGCCGAAACAGCAATGTTGAGCGTGCTGCTATCGGGCAGAACGTTCTTGTTCCTGTCACAACTTCTGCTGCATCCGCAGATAACACCCCAGGCGTTACCGCGCCGAATACCGGTGATGCGGTGGTCGATAACGTCCAGGTAGCTATCACCAAATCGAAACACGTCCCGGTGCGCTGGAACGGCGAAGAAACCAAAGGCCTAATGAACGCCGGTACTTTCTCCACCATTCAGGCTGATCGCTTCTACCAGGCTATGCGTACGCTGGTAAATGAAATCGAAAACGACCTGTGGCTGGAAGCGTATAAAAACGCCTCCCGTGCATATGGTACTGCTGGCACTACGCCGTTCGGTACTGCCGCTGATATGTCAGATTTCGCAGGCGTTCTTCGTATTCTGGAAGAAAACGGTGCACCGAAAACCGATCTGCAATTGGTTCTCGGTCATGCGGCAATCGGTAACCTGCGCGGTAAGCAGTCAGGTCTGTTCAAAGTCAACGAGGCGGGTTCCTCTGACATGCTGCGTAACGGTATGACCGATCGCATCATGGGCATGGCAATCCGTCATTCCGACCCGATCAGCCTGGTTGCCAAAGGTTCTGGTGCAGGATATCTCACCAATGGCGCGGCGGTAGCTGGCTCTACTGGTATCGCTATTGATACCGGAACTGGCACAATCCTGTCAGGCGATATTGTCACACTGAACGGCGATACCAACAAATACGTGGTTAACTCTGCGCTTGCCGGTGGTGCTATCTCTATCGGTAAGCCTGGCTTGCTGCTAAATGCTGCCGATGGCGCTGCGTTGACGGTAGGTAACAGCTACACACCTAACGTGGCGTTTGCGCGTTCTGCAATCGTTCTGGCGACCCGCGCACCAGCGAAGCCTGAAGGTGGTGATTCCGCCGACGACACCACGATCATTACTGACCCGGTAACCGGCCTGTCGTTCGAAATTGCGGTATATCGCCAGTTCTTGCAGGTTGTCTACCATGTCCGCTTGGCATGGGGCTACCGTGCAATCAAGAGCGAGCATATTGCTCTGCTTGCTGGCTAACACAACCATTCACTAAGGGGCTTCGGCCCCTTTTCCTTTTGGAGGGCTTATGGCCGGACTGACCAAAGAGCAGCGCGCACAGCGTGAGGTGGAAAAACTTGCCACGCTGAACAGTGATCAACAAAATCCTGCCCAGCAGGAACCCCAGCAGGAACCCCAGCAGGAACCCCAGCAGGAACCCCAGCAGGAACCCCAGCAGGAACCCCAGCAGGAACCCCAGCAGGAACCCCAGCAGGAACCCCAGCAGGAACCCCAGCAGGAACAGGTTGAGCTGGTGGCTATGTTCACGGAATACCCTGTATTCCCCGGCGCACCCACATCCGCTGATGTTCACCCTGACGAAGTTGAAAACTGGAAGGCGGCAGGCTGGCGCATCGAGGAGTGATTCATGATCACCTACATCACTGTATCGGATGTTGATCGGATCCTCGGCGCTGACTGGACAGACGCTAGTAAGAAAGAAAAATCCGTCAAAATGGCGAACGCCTGGCTGAACGGGTTAAACCTGCGCGTCTGTCCTGACAATATTCCAGAAGATGTCAAAGAGGCTGGCGCATATGCCGCCTCGGTGGCGGCCGCCGGGAAGTTGTACCAGCAGAAAACCGATTCTGGGGTTGTAACCAGTAAATCGGTCGAGGCCAAAGGTGTCAGCGTGTCGAAATCATTCGCGGAACTGTCTACCAATAGCACCGCATTGCTCGACCCTGATTTGCAGTTCGCCCTGGCACTGCTGAAGCCTTACGGAGTTAATCAGTCGCAAATACGGCTGGTGAGGGGGTAGAGTGATAAACATCATCGAACCAATCAATCCACGTATTCATTGCGTTGGCGATGGACGTGGTCTCCGCGATGTATTCTTAAACGGCAACAAAATAAACAATGTCGTTTATGCCAATGAGCAAAAGGGAATTATCGAATTCGTCCCACAGCCGCTCAAAGCTAAACGAAATGGTGAGATATACACGCGGAAACTACGTGGTGTAGTCACTGTTGAGTTTCAGCAATGCAATGGTGTCCATCATGGGGCTTCGTGACGAACTTCAGGCAGAAATAGCCGCTGCGTTCGATGATGACCTTTCTGACGCTGTTAATGCCTTCACCGGTTCTTACGTCATCCAGTCAGGATGGGATCCTGTAACTGAAACCGGTGGCGAAACTACCGTTACATATACCGGGCGCGGCGTGCTGGCTGATTACAGCGTTGAGCGCATCGACGGCGTGAACATCATCAAAGGCGATATCGAGCTGGTGGCGCTGGTGAATGAAGTAACCGATAAGCCGAAAGTCGATCACATCATCACTGCGCCTGACCTGGTTACTGGTGAGCAACAGCGATACAAGGCGATTTCCGTGGAAACAGACCCGGCTGGTGCGGCTTACTCCATCCAATTGCGGAGGGTGTGACATGGCTAAAGCGTGGAGTCTTGACCCGGCATTGTTCGCTGACAAGGTGGAAGAGGATGTCGGTAAGCTGCAACGCGTTATAGCTATTCAGTTGCTCAATGAGATCGTTATTCGGTCACCGGTTGGTAACCCTGAAATATGGGCTATCAACAGCGTGCAGGTTCAGCAGCGCGAACGGGTTAATGATATCAATGAAGCCCTTCGCAATAGCGACCGGTTCGGGACAACTGACAAAGGCGGTAACCGAAGGATTAAACGCGGTAATAAAGTCAGCCTGGCCGATGCTGAGTACAGCAGTAATGCAGGGCGATTCGGCCCCCAACGAGTACGCAAATTAAGGCGTGGGCAGGGTGAGATATATCGACCGCCGGGCTATCGTGCTGGGACTTTCCGGGCATCTCATTTCGTGAGTGTCGGTTCGCCAAGTGATTACGTTCCCAGAGAACCAGATCCGAATGGCGCAAACACCATCAATAACGGAACGTCGACAATTCTTGCTGCACCAAGTTATTCAGTCATCTACATCCAGACCAATCTCCCTTATTCCGTATCGCTTGAAAACGGGCACTCAAAGCAGGCACCGGCAGGCGTTTATGCGGTTTCATTTAATGGTGTAACACAGGCCTACAAATGACCCTTACAGAAATACGCAACACTGTCATTGCTCGCATGACGGCACAGACGGCTATTGCTGCTGATGCTGTGGATTATCCCAACGGGCCCGTATTTGATCCGAGTGGTCGAGGTATCTGGGGTCGCTTCACTAACATTTCCGGCATGGCTGGAGCGAATGAAATTGGTGGCGGCCCTGTTGTTCAGCGGACAGGTATGCTGATTATTCAGATCTTCGTCCCTGTTGGCTCTGGCTCGCTGCTAATCACCCAAACAGCCGACAAACTCCGTGAGCTTTTTGAGTTTCAGAATGACGGGAAACTCAGTTATTTCGCCGTATCTGCTGTTCCTGCTGGTGAAACGGATGGCTGGTCTCAGCTCAATCTTCAAATCCCTTACCGCGCTCTGTAGCGCTTAACTTCGATGGAGGTGACCGCATGTCGAGCGGCGCTAAGGTACTCTCGGCCTTTATCCGGGAGACAACGCCAGGAATCACCCCTGCAGGTGCCTGGAATCTTCTCAAACGTTCAAGCTGGGGTGTGAAACCATCCCAGAAAACCAACGATAATGACGAAATCGGCGGAACCCGTATGGCGCAGGGTGCTACGCTGGGAACTGTTGATGTCGGCGGCGATGTAGCAACAAAATTTCGTTGGGGGCAGCATGATGCGTTTCTGGCGTCCTGCTTCGGGGCTGACTGGGTTGGTGACAGTTTGACGATGGGTAACGACCGCATCACGTTCTCTCTAGCTACCTATGCATCTGATATCGGTATTGCATCCATTTCCCGCGGCGCGCAGGTAAGCGTTTGGAAGATGGAGGTGCCGAACGATGGCGATATCACTTCCACCATTACCTTTGCCGGGCTGGACTGGGATTCGAAGGCTGACGATACGAGTTATATTGTCGGTACCGCTACCG